CAGTAGCAGTTGCTCTTGTTGGCCCAAGAAGCAATCCATTTGCAGCAGCTAAATTTTTAACAGGATCTGTTGTAAATAAATCTTTTGATTTTTTTCCCATTCCTCTTTGAGCATCTTTTATTTTATTAACCTTATCCATGCTTTTTGCAAGTTTGTTTCCTTTAAGACCCATTTTTATAAGTCTTCCTGCTATAGCAGCAGGCGGAAAAGCTAATAATGGAAGAAGAGCGTAATCAACAGGATCAGTAGGATCAAATATAAAATCAGTAAAATCTCTTATGTTTGCGCCAGAGCCTGTAGCAGTTTTTTGCGGATTAAAAAAACTCTTGTCAGCATCACCACCTTCTGCGAAACCTTCTACACCGCGGCCTTTAAGTATATCAGCCTGTGTTACTTTGCCATCACCTGTTAGATCCGGGAAGCCACCGTCTTTTAATCTTACTGGCTCAAGGCCTGACATTATTCCCGGCATTACATCACCTTGCTGTAATCTACAGCGTAGTAGCCATCTTGAACAATGACTGCATCTGGTTTAACTTCTAGAACTTCTTGAGCTAATACGCCTTCAGCTGGTTCGCTTTCAGCACCTAGTGCTTTACCTTTGTCGTTCCAATCCCATGTGTACCAGCCAACACCTGGCTCTAACTCACCAATTTTTTTAATGTTTTCTTTTAGATCAGCATCAGATTTTATTGCTCCAATACCACTTGCAATGGTTCCAAAAGCACCAACTGCTTGCCCTAATGCTGATGGTTGCTGATAGACACCACGTTGATATGCGCTTGTGCCAGTACCTCCAGAGATACCTCCCATCGGAGATCCAGCGAGAAGCTGTTGACCTGTAAGTAATCTTTGTAATGGTTCTTGAGCAAGCTGTTGCGCTCCAGCAAACTGTCTTGATAGTGCTGCTTGTTGAGTAGCTTGGCCTTGCTGACCAAGTTGGTTAAGTAAGTTAACTTGATTGCCTAATTGCTGTTGAGATTGCTGACCTAGTCCTGCAAGCCCACCACCAATCTGTCCAAACTGTCCGCCCATGCCAGCAGCTAATTGTCCAAGCCCACCAAGAGCCTGGCCTAGTTGTGCTTGCTGTCCACCCACTCCTGCTTGCATGGTTGCAAGTCCTTGTTGAGCACCACGTTGTTGTTCAAATGCTTGTTGCGCTTGTTGTTGAGCTTGGCCAAACCCAGCGCTTCTAATTCCAGAAACAGCCTCAGCTGCACCACGTCCTGTTTGACGTGCTAATTCTTCTTGGGTAATTCTTCCTCTAGATCCACCAAATGCTCCAGCTGATATAGCTCTATCCCTAAGACCTATGTCCTGTTGTGCAGACTGTCTGCCTATATCCTCTAATGTTTGCTGAACAACCTGATCTTCGTATGGATTAAAAAAGTTCTGTGCCATAGATGGATCGTACATTCCTGTAGTACCCATGGCTGTTTGCTCTGCTCTTTGTAATGCGCCAAGGCCGCCAGTAACTGCTTCACGGGCACCCGGCAAATATCCATAAGCTTCATCCAAAGCTCTCTCTTGTCTACCGAAGAGTCGACCAGCTTCAGTTAGATAAGGTTGATATTCACCCATTCGACCTGCTTGTTGTCGAGCTTGAATTTGTAAAGGAGTAAGCCCAGCAGTTTGCTCGATGGGAATATCTCTGGGTCTAGATATCAGACCTTCGTATTCACCAGGTGCGCCAAAATAAGATGATAATAATCTACGAGAATAGTCCTCCATGTAAGGAGAAACAAAACTATAACCTGTTTGTGGGGTTGTTATAACCTCTGCTGGTGGTGCTGTTTTTGTTTTACTGAGACACATCTTCTATTTATTTCCTATAATACATACCGCCTATCTGGTGAAAACCTTTCTTATCAAAAAGTTTCTTAGCTCTTTCTACACCTTCTAGGTTAAAAATGCCAAGAATCAAAGGCTTGTCTTGCTCTTTAGCATAATCTATTACTGCATCTATTAAAAGATGTGACGGTGGGATTTGGTCTTTTAAGTTCCTGTATTCAGGTAACACATAAAACCAACCATCGCCAATGTATTGTTCTGCTGACCACCAATAATCATCTGGTCCTGCTGCAATACTACCAATGATTGTATCACCATCTAGTACATTATACACAATACCCTCAAACAAGAAATGATTTATGTGTGAGGATGCTCGGCTCCACTCAATGGGTGGAGATCCTTCGCCTGACAGAGAATGTTCTGCCCAAAAGTGTTCTGATAAAAAATCAGCTATGCGTTTACCATTTTCTGGTATAGGTTCTACCTTTTCTAAGGTTAGATTCATACAAGTTGTTGAGCTATTTCTTCTCCGAATTTTTGCATCTTGTACATTTCACGAGCACCTAGTAATCTTTGCTCGTATTCGTCTTGTGGATCTGCACCAGCTGCTATGCCCATGCCTCTTACTGCTGCTGAGTTAGTTACAAATTCGCCATCACTTAACATGGCTGGGATTTGATCACCTTTTTCTCCACCGGGGCCGGTGACGAGCTGATCTCTTTCTACGAAAGTACCATCCTTAGCATACAACTGACTGGCTATTCTTCTAGGCTGTAGATCATCTACAAAAGTAGCTTCTCTTGGAGGTGCTACCAATGGTGAGAAAGGTGTTCCTTTGGCTTGTGAATAAATTTTAGATACTTCAGATGGATAGAATCTATAAACATCTGGTGTTACATCCTTAGCATCAATGCTAATACCAGCGCCAGGTGTTGTATCTCTGTAACCCATTGATCTAGCGTAAGCTCCTATGCCTTCTGAAGGTGCACCATATGCTCTAGCAAGAGCAGTGGCCATATCTTCTTCTGTGCCTTCGCCTGTATCTACGCCTAAAATATTTTTTAAATAATCGTTAATATCAAAATCTAAATTAAAATCAAGGTTTGCTAAACCTCCTCCGTTGTATCTTTGCAATTGAGGTATGCTTGCTTGAGATCCTTTTATTATCTGACTAGAAACTAGTGGAGAAAAATCATTAGAAGCTCCAACCATTTCTAGCATCTCTCCAAGAATTTTTATTTTTTCTGCATTTTTTTCTTTTTTAACTTTATTAACACTTTCTTCTAAATCATCACGAGCATCATCTTCAGCTGTTCTAGTTGAGTCCATGTAATTTTCATATGCAGACTTATCAATATTATAAGGATTGTCTGAGTCGTACTTTATTTCAAATGGCTCTACTTCAAAATCTTCATCAAAGATGTCAATAGCTTCGTCTGGAAGGCTAGATGGCATATTAATTTTAGGAGTATTAATCATCATAGATGGTATACCACCTCCCGGAACCAGGCCAACAGCATCTCCTGTTGCATATCCTCTTATTGCGTAAATCTTTTCAAGGTTACTTTTATTTTGCATTTTCTTTTTGTTTTTTTAGTTCTCGCTCTTGCATTAGCAATTGTAAGTCATGCCAACGATACATCTTCTGATTTACATCATCCCAAAACCAGCCTTTGTAATCTTGCGATTGTTCCATTTGCTTAATTTATCATAAAGTTAAGGTTATATCACCATTTGTTTTAATACTAACAACTCCTAATTGTGCGTTGCCTTGGTAGCCATGAGGGCTAACAGGAGTATGTAGTTGTAACCATGCGTTGCCAGTGTAAACCTGTAGTACGCCAATAGATGTATTCCATATCACATCGCCAGCGTTAAAAGCAAAGGTGCTTATTTCACTGTCATTAAACTGTGGTGTCGAATTTGGGTCAAACTTTCCTAAGTTAATCTCTAGTATTCTAACTAGCCGATTGAATATGTTCGCATCAACCTCAGTTAATGCTAATGGTAACCTACTATCAAGAAGCTTTGCCATTATCTTCTGCCATCAGTTCTAATATCGAATCTATTAGCTCCTAGTCTCCATTTAAATCCAGTGCGTACTGCTGTATCTGCATCATCATCTGACTGTACTCTAAACACCATTTGTCTTGCTCTGGTTCTAACAAAGTTTTGTGTGGTAGAGCTGGTAACATCGCTTGTTGAACTTGTTGTTAAACTTTCGCCCGGATAATTTCTAGATTTTAAAACATAATTTATTTGGCCGCTTGTAGGAGTAGATCCAAAAAACTTAACGTCAGGAATAATCCTGCTTATAAAACCAAATTGGTCACCTTCGTCAATATCGATATCACCGGATTCAATAAAGACATTGTCCATCGGAACACCGTCTGCATCTGAGCCAGTCTCGTGATTGTATAAAATGCTGCTGTTCCCTGAACCTTCTGTTGCCAGCGGATTGTCAAATATTCCCTCATCTAACCAAGCTGTTCTTGATAACTCTCCTATGCTCCAAACGTTTTCTAAATAATTATAAGTAATGTATCTATCTATATCATCACTGCTTCCAGAACAATAGAACCATCCTATCTCATTAAACTCTTTGTTGCTAAAGCCGAATATTTTAAATGATTGTGTTGTATTTAAATCATCTAAAACATAATTAAGAACACTAGAGGTAACCCTTTCAACAGCTCCTGCGTATTTATAGAAGCCATCTCGGGCCATCCAATAGACGCCATTAGGTGCATTGATAGCAGCATTAGGAGATATCATGCCAACATTTTCATTAATTAGGTTAACGCCAAATGTAAATGGAGCACCAACAAACTGCATAGAATATAAAGATGTATCAGTCCAAATAAGTATTTCTTGTCTTGCTCTTAAGCCGCCAACTATTTGAGAGCCTGAAGACAGTCTTATATCTCCTGCTGTATTGGTGGCTGTTGGCTCCCAATCTGTTAAACTTTCTTGACTGCTAAACGCTACAAGCAAAGGATCTACGCTTCCTGTTCTAGCGCTGCCAACAATAGGATCTGCACCCAAAACAATAACGTGACGATCAATATCACTAACAATAGTTTGCAAGCCTTTAGTTGGCGCAAGATTAGCTCCTGATAAAGATGTAATATCTACTGCTCTAGTTGATGTTCCGCTAGATGTATCCCAATAATAAACACCGCCAGCTCTTGGGTTGATAACCAAATCTTCACCGAATGCGTCATGCGACCATAATCTTAGTTGATTAGCAAAACTTGCCGCTGCCGCTGAACCCCATGTGCTAGATCCCCATGTGCTCACACCCCAACCTGTGGATGGAACATAAACATTTAGACCTGTATTGATTTGATAGGTTCCTACTGTAGATCCACCACCATTACCGCTGTCTCCAGCTGCGGCCAATACTGGATCGCCGCTAGTATCTTTGGCCTCAATCGTATAAGAGTTAGCGTTAACAATAGTTGCTATTTGATATTCTTGATTAAGCACAGCAGCAGTAATATTACCACCAAGAGATGCTGCCCCAGAGAAAGTTACAAAATCATTAGCCACAGCTCCATGAGCTGTATCAGTTACAGTAATGGTTGCATCTCCAGTTCCCACTTTAGCAAACGTTACATCACCAGCGCTGGTTGTAGATCTTATTGGAGTAACATCATTGAAGTTAGCTCCTTCTTTAACATAGTATTTTAGATTGGTTCCCATGCCTAGAAATTTAGTAGACGATAAAGAAACCCAGCCAAGCATGGCGCGACAAGCTCCCAAGAAAGTGTTTAAACTATTTTTAGTCCAACCACCTATTTTTTCTGGCAAGCCTTTTCTAAAGCGAACAAGATTACCATCAGCCCAACCGCCTTTATCCATAAGGTCCGTCATCTCTTTGTTGATGCCGGGTTTAAATGTAAGTTTTGTTAAAGGCATATTCTATTAATCTGTTTTACCTAAAGGACTGAGCTCTGGTGTTTTGTTTATCTTTAACAAAGCTTTAAGCAAAGAATCCTTTGAATCTATTTTATTTAAAGTTTTAATGGTTTTAGATACTTCAGTTAAATTTTTTGTACCGTCATACACATCAAAAAATACTTTATTAATTGGCAAAGCAACAAAACAAAACATGTCGATTTGGCCATTTCCATATCTTACCATTTTATTTTGGCGAATGTTATTAACAGTTCTTTTACTTGTGCGCAACTCCCAACGATAATAATCGCTATCTCTTCTTGTGTATACAGAATTTGTAGTTTTTACTTGAACCCTATAAAGGGCGTTGTCGTGATCAAGAATAAGATCTGCTTTGTGTCCCGGAGGTGTAGGTATTACAGAGTCACAATATCTCAGCATGTAAGATGCTGCTAGATATTCTCCTGCTAACGATATTCTAGCAGAGGATTCAGACATCTAGCCTCCGTTATATGTGTTGCCAGTCCTTTCCTTCAAACATTAAAGCTTCTGCTTCTCTTCTTCTTGTAAGGCCAGGCAATACTTTGCGCTCACCATTTACAGTTGCTTTGTTCCATCTTTTTATTTGTTCAGGAACTTCGTTGTACTCTCCTGCATTTAATTTTTTTAATAAAGTAGATACTTTTAAATTAGCTGGACCTAAGTTGTATACCCAAGAAACCAAAGCATCAAATTGACATTGATTCATTGGCACTGTAACAAGAGCATTTATGTAATGTTCATACTCATCTTCAAGCTCACGCCATAACATAAACTCTGCTTTTTCTTCAGACCACTTATCACCTTTTTGTACATCTTTGGTATGGCCATAACCTATAGTCCATACTCCAGCAGCGCACTGGTAAGCTTCAAGCTCACAGCCTTCAAATTTTTTTATAAGCTCAAAGCCTTCGTCTGAAGTGTGCATTAGTTTACGGGAAATATTATTGATATTAATGCTATTAGCAAAGTTCCTAAAAATCCGAAACATCCAAACACTGCCATTTTTAAAGTTTTGTTTAAGTCTGAAACTTCTGTTTTTATTTCTTCTGTTTCTTTAAATATTGTCTTCCACCTTTCTTCACATTTTGCCTCATGAGACTTTAAGTCTGACGCGACTGATTGAACTGTGTTTCTATTCGCCATCCTTTTTATCACCCGTATTGGATGCTCCAAAGTAAAACGATATAACTGCTGATGCCAACCCACCCAAATATCCTAACACTAAATTAATTAAAGCTTCAGAGTTTTGCTCAGGTGGTTGCAGTGTTACTAAAAATATGTAGCCCATAAAACCACCAACAACAGCAATACCCATAATTCTAGCTGTCCAATCTTTGTTAAAAGTTTTTCTAGCGTCTTGTTTTTCTACTGTTTCTAGTCTAAATATATCTACATCTAGCTCTTTCATTTGAACTTCAAACTGTTGTTCAGCTTTTTTTAACTCAAGCATTTGTTCTGGAGTGGCCTCTTGTATAGCTTTGTTAATAGATTTTGGATCTGTTTGACAGCCAAGCACGCCAGCAATAACAGATGCTGCCTGGCCGCCTAATGGGCCACCCAAAGCTGAACCAAGCGTTGGAGCAAGCGCCCCTACTACATTTTTAATTAAACCAAATTTCATGTGTAACTAATCCTTTCTTTGATCATCTCTATCTGCTTTTGCTATTTTGTCTATATCTACTAAGTTTGGAACTCCTAACAAGGTTTTTAATAAAACATCTTGTCTGATGCTTTGATTATCCATGGCCCTAACTCTGTCAATTAAACTAACTATAATTCCATATTGTGAGTCTAACTTTGTTGATACTCTTTCTTCCATTGTATCTAAACTTGTTTGAACTTTTTCATCTAAAGTATCTAACTTATTTTCCATTCCATCAATAATTCTATTGATAAGTTTCCAAACAAAAACACCTAATCCCAAGGCTGCTGCTATTGGAAAGCCTAATTCTGTAATGACAGATACTGCATCCATTAGCCGGGGACTAAAATAAATTTATTTAAATTTAGATGTAACTTTATTCCAAAGCTCAGGTTTGAATTTTTTTACAGACCAAGCTAAAACTACTGCTACTATTATTAATGGTATTAATATATCCATAATTTACTCCTATGAAGATTCGTCAGGTGAAGGTGGGAACTCAGGTAACGGTCTAACTGGTGGCGTTGCATCGTTATACACATACAAAGCCTGTAGCTGAGGAACCGTTGTACAAGCGTTAATCATCGTTACTTGGCTTTGGCAAGTAGTCCTTATTGACTCCCTCCAGTTATCCCAGTCAGTAGGTATAGCTACGCCATTTTCAGACTTACGCACCACATACCAATCACTAGGTTGTAATAAGCCATAAGCTTGATTTTGTTGAGTTGTAATAGCGTTTGATTTAAGACCTGGAGTTACATTCCCATCATCATCTGTTGTGTCATTTAAAGGTTTAGGCGTTGCTGTTCCGTAAGCTCCTACGACTGTTTTTGTATACGTTATACCGCTTACACTTACGCTATCGTAATAAGTAAAAGTTTCGTCTGTATTAACATAGTAAGCAGGGTTTTCGTAATTGCTTGTATCCTCAACAACTGGGTAAACTCCTATCGTTGCTAATTCAGTATTTGACCAAGAAGACATTACATTTTGCGGATAATTTACATCCCCATAAGTAATGGCTGTCGGTCTTGTATAAACCTTGGTTACGTTATCGCTTGTATCTACTGATGCCCACATATTATTATATTACCTCAAATTAATTATTTTACCTAGCTGTTGTTGGGATTCCTGTTGATGTTACTAATGGATTTTCTGCAAATGCCATATACATGTAGTCACCACTTGTTGCGTTCATACTTGCAGCTGATGTTCTTATTTTAAATCCATTTGATAAATGGTCTATGTACTCTCCTGCACTTCCTTCTGCATCTATTAAATCTGCATACAATCTTGGAGATGCACCATTAAGACCTCTTTCAATATCAGTCATAATCCAATTATTTGCACTATCGGTTCTTTTTACCATAACCCAATTCGGTTTAAATCCTGTATAAACAAATGCACCATTTGCATTACCGTTACCGACATATCTTCCTATTTTTGAATATCCTTGTATATTTTTAAAAGCAAAAAACATATATTTTGAGCTAACATGATTAACAGCTTGGTGACTACCTAAAGGCACTATTGTGCTTGTAAAGTTAGCATTTCTCCAAATTGTAGTGTTGCTCATAATTGCATTATTAGTGTCTAAAAATACATGGTTGCTACCACCATTTCCAAAATCTGATATGTTTGGACAACCTATTACCCAATATTTTGTACCACTTCCTTGATAACCCTTTATCATAAAAAAGTCAGGTATAGCTCCTAGTCCATGACCAATACTTACTGCGGCATTGCCATCCCCTGTATAAGTACCCATACTAAAACCTGCTGTAGAATTAACTTGTACTGAAGTTGTAATACTTCCCTCTGTATTATTTGAAACAGACCCACCATTACATTTCCATTGCCAACAGGTAAATGGGTCGTCAGCTGAATTCCAAACATCACCATTAGTACCACCAGCAGCAGCAGTAAATCCATCTGTTAAAACTCCTGAACAATACCCATAAGTTGTTGCTGGTGTATTTGCATTAGCACTACTGTTAGTGGCTACTTGAGTGCTGTAAGTTGGAGCATCAAAACTTAAATTTGAAATTTGTACATGATGATTACTTGAACCATCCCTGTTTTTACCCCACAACCAATCAGGCTGTAAATCACTATGACCATCATTGGTTAAGTTTCTTGGATGAGAACCGTTACCTG